ACCTGACGCTCGCTCCGAACGGTTCGTACGGTTTCGTGTGGGTGTCGCTCGGCTCGTCGGCAAAGGACAAGTCGCTGGCCGGCGTGTTGGCGACGGCTCTCGGGTTCACGCCGGACGGGTGGGCGGACGCCGATCCGATTGATCTGTGCGGCCGCGAGCTGCGGATCAAGACGAAACAAGTCGTGCTGAAGAGCGGCAAGACCCGCGTGTTCGTCAATGACTATCTGCCGGCGGTGGCCGCGGCACCGGCACCGGAGAAGAAACCGGCCGCCCGGCTGCCGGCACAGAAGGTGGCGGCGGCTCGAGGCGACGAGGCCGGTGGCGGGGACGACATCCCGTTCATGTGGATGCTGCCGTTCGCCCTGGCGGTGGCGTCGATGGGAGGGCTGGCGTGACATCCGGCCCGCCCTGGCCCCGCTGCATCATTCGGCGGATTGGGCTCGTCAGCCGGAGGAGCGAGCGGACTTGCCCGCACATCGCCGGCGACCGCTGGGCGGTGAACTTTCCCACATGCAGCAGCGGCAACCACTCACGTGACAGGCACGGAGGCCGATCGACGCGGCCGGGGTGGGATGGGTTGAGATCGATGCTTTGTGGCGCTGTGGTGGCGCTGGTGTTCTGACAGCAGAGTGAACTTAAAGAAAAAGGGAGACAAGCAATGACAGTCGCGGAGTACAAGTCTGATGAATACGTTACGGTTGCCAGCAGGAACGGGAAGGTGTCGAAGATCAAGCGGTATGGATGGATTCTGCGCGACAGTCCAGGCGAGTTCATGGAGATCGACAAGCATGACCTGGGCGTCGATCACGACTATCAGCGGGACAAGGTGATCGTTCAGAAGGTTCGTGAGATTCAGTCAAATTGGTCTTGGGCGGGCTGCGGCTGCATTTTGGTCGCAATGCGAAAAGACGGCACGTTTTGGGTGTTTGACGGCCAGCACCGTGTTTTAGCGGCGCGAAACAGGGCTGACATCACCACGCTTCCGTGCCTCGTGTTTGAGGCTGACAGCAAGACGCAGGAGGCGGCCGGGTTTCTTGTGTCGAACACCCACAGGAAGTCCGTCACTGCCATCGCCAAGTTTAAGGCGTTGGTTATGACTGGCGATCCAGCCGCTATCGCCGTGAATCGCATCTGCGACGAGATCGGCATTGAGATCTGTGACCGTGCGCTTAGCTCTCGGCAGATCAAGTGCGTCTCGAACTGCCTGAAGCATGCGGCTGCCAATCCTGACATTCTCGCCGCAGCTCTCAAAGCGGCTGTGATCCTCGAAGGAGACGAGCCCGTTCATCGTGACATTCTTGAGGGGCTTGTCTGGATTCACCGGAAGTATGGCCTGTTGTCTGACTCACGGTTCCTTCGCCGTCTTTCTTCAATCTCGCGTCACAGCATGGTTTTGGCGATCGGAAGGTTTGCCGCAGCCGAAGGACGCAGGGGAGATCGTGTTAGCGGCATGGGCATCATGCAGTGCGTGAACAAGGGTCTTCATCAGAAGTTTGGAGACAGCGACGACTGACAGCCCCGAACACAACCACCTCGGCGTTGGGCCGATGGCCGTTCGACTCGGTCGGGTGGGATAGACAACGGAGTGACTATGGCACGCCTTCGCATCATCGAGATCATCGGCGGGCCGCTCGACGGGCGGCGGATCATGTGGGATGCCGAGATCGAGTGCATGGCGTGGACGGACGGATCGCGGCTGTATCAACACGCCATCGATGAGGTGTGGACGGGGAAACGAATGCGGAAGGTGTTACGGCACGTGCAGACGGTGCCGATGCCTAAGCGAGACAAGTAACCCGGCGGCGGGCGGGACTACCCAAATCCTGAACTAATTCGGGGCTCGGGCCGGTCGCGGAAAAACCGCCCGCCGTCGGGGTTTTCAAGGAGGAGACATTTCATGAACAAGGAGCGAAGTGATGCTTGCGACGACTAACGGAAAAATGGCAGTTCCGACCCAGAACCTCCGTGTCGGCGGATCGATGACCACCGTCGAGATTCTTTGCACCCCGGCGATGGCCGAGGAGTTCCTGCGGCGTAACACCAAAAACCGCAACATTACAGCGAGTCGAGTGGCGCACCTCGTTCGTCAGATCCTCGATGGCAATTGGATGCTGACACATCAAGGCATCGCGTTTTGGGACGACGGAACTCTTGCTGACGGCCAGCACCGCTTGACGGCGATCGCCAAGGCCGGCGTTTCAGTTCCGATTCTCATGACCACCGGACTACCGAAGCCGGCGATTCACGCCATTGACGGCGGCAAGTCACGGTCTACCACGGACATCATGCACTTCGTTGGGCTCGACGTATCAACGAACGTCGTCGCCGCAGCTCGTGTTCTTTACATGCAGCGGGAGACGGCTCGTCTTAAAGGCACGTCGTGGACTGCGCATCCGATTGCCACCGAGACCCTTCAGCGTTTTATTTCGTTTGTGCTTCCGGCTCTTGAGTTTGGAGCCATCACCACGTCCGCCAAAGGCTTGTCGCACTCGTGTCTACAGGCCGCGATCGCTTCGGCATGGTTTACCGAGGATCGAGATAAGCTCGCCCGATTCAAGCATCTCGTAACGGTCGGCCTTGATGCTGCTCAGCATGAGTCTGCGGCCATGCGTCTCCGCGACTTCCTCATGACGACTCCGCTGACTCGCGGCGGCGGAAGCGCACGTCAGGAAATCTTTCAGCGTTGCTGCACGGCTCTCCGTGCGTTCCTCGAGAACCGCGGAATCACCAAGCTGTACTGCCGACCCGATGCCGTCTTCGAGATCCCTGACGAAGAGTGACGCTTTTGGGAAGTTCACGCTGGCTTACGGTCAGGATGTATCCGGAAGACATCAAGGAGGGGCTTATGGAAGAGGCGAAGCGGTGCAGGCGGTGCGGCGAGACGAAGCCGCTGGCTGGGTTCTCAATCAACCGACGATCCAAGGACGGGCGTACCGCCTGGTGCAGATCCTGCACGTCGGCGTACACCGCCGAGCGACGCCGGGTCGCTCGCACGATGCTCCGCGGTGTGCAGCGAGGCAGCCACCGGGATCTGCTCGTCGAGACGCTCACCTCCAGGCGGGACGACTACATCCTCATGCTCTCGGCCGCCGTCGACCGGTGGCGAGATGCAGACGATCCGGAGGACCGGGCCGGGGCGAAAGACGCCGTGCTTTTCAGGTGCCGGCAGCTCGTTGAGGCGGAAGGGTTGGTGGTGGCATGACGGGAACTTTTACGGAGGGAAACGTGATTAAGGAGTCGGAACATGAAGAGGCTTTGCAATCGATGCAACCACGAAAGAAGCGTTCGAGTAAGGCTGTGCGAGATGTGCGGATGTCCGGAGTTTCGGATCGTCCGGCGTCCGAGCGTTACACGAAGTTCCTCGCCACGAAAGCCCAAGTCGATGGCGACCACGGATTCGACCCCGAGTTCCTGCCCGACTGGATGTTCGACTACCAGCGGTCGCTCGTGACGTGGGCATGCCGTAAAGGTCGGGCGGCAATCTTCGCTGACTGCGGAATGGGAAAAACGCCAATGCAACTGGTCTGGGCGGAAAACGTCCGCCTGGCTGTCGAGAAGCCCGTTTTGATTCTCACGCCTCTCGCCGTGAGCTATCAGACCGTTGGCGAGGCAAAGCGGTTTGGCATTGAGGCGGAAAGGGCAATTGGTGGGAAACCCAATTCCACGATTGTGGTAACGAACTACGAGCGGCTCCATCATTTCAGCCCGAATTATTTCGGCGGAATCGTGTGTGACGAGTCGAGCATCCTAAAAAACTTCGACGGACAAACCAAGGCGGCAGTCACGGAGTTCATGCGGACGATCCCTTATCGACTTCTCTGCACGGCCACAGCTGCGCCGAATGACTATCACGAACTCGGCACCAGCAGCGAGGCTATCGGCTACCTCGGATATCAGGACATGCTCTCTCGGTTTTTCAAGGAAGACGTGATTAAGGACTATCTCGGCTGGGGCCGCAAGAGCTATCGATTCCGTGGACATGCCGAGGAGCAGTTTTGGAAATGGGTGTGCTCTTGGTCGCGTGCGTGTCGCAAGCCGAGCGACCTTGGGTTTGACGACGGAAAGTTGGTCTTGCCGCCATTAAGAGAACACGAGCATGTCGTCCATAGCAGCAAGACGCGGTCTGGGATGCTGTTCTCCATGCCGGCCAACTCTCTCCAGGAGCAGCGAGAGGAGAGGCGACTGACGTTAGAGGATCGGTGTGCGGCGGCTGCGGATCTTGTCGGCAGTCACACCGGCTCTTCGGTGGTGTGGTGTCACTTAAATGACGAGGCCGACATGCTCGAGCGGTCTATCTCAGACTGCCGGCAGGTTAGCGGGTCGCAGTCCGAGGAAGAAAAGGAAGAGCTGCTGTTGGCGTTTCAGCGTGGGCAACTTAAGAGGCTAGTCACGAAGCCAAAGATTGGATGCTTTGGATTGAACTGGCAGCACTGTCACAACGTCGTGACGTTCGCTTCCCACTCGTGGGAGCAGTATTACCAAGCCGTGCGTCGTTGCTGGCGTTTTGGGCAGACCAACCCCGTGGACGTTCACGTCGTTGCTACCGAGGGGGAAGTCGGCGTGCTGGCAAATCTCCGGAGAAAAGCCGGGGCGGCGGAAAAAATGTTCGAGGCCCTCGTTACTCACATGAACGATTCGATGTCAGTGGATCACAAGAGAACTTTCACTCAACCGGAGGAGGTGCCAGGATGGCTTGCACGGAACAAGTAGTCACAAACGACTACGCGATCTACAACGGCGACTGCTGCGAGGTGCTTCAGAGCATCCCTGACGACAGCGTCCATCTGTCTCTCTATTCCCCGCCGTTCGCGGCCGACGGGGCGGGATGTCTCTACCACTACTCGTCAAGCGACCGCGACTTGTCGAACTGCCGGAGCCACCAGGAGTTTTTCGATCACTACGCCTTTGTCGTGGGTGAGATCCACCGGGTGACGATGCCGGGCAGGCTGACGGCTGTGCATTGCATGGACATCCCGCGGAAGTCTTCGCCCGGCGGACTGGTGGACTTTCCCGGCGAGATCATCCGCCTTCACGAATCGCTTGGCTGGCGTTTCTGGTGCCGGCACTTCGTTTGGAAGGAGCCGCTCGCCGTTCGGCTGCGAACGATGGCGAAGGGGCTCGCACACAAGCAAGTCGTGACCGACGCTAGCTTGTGCGATGTGGCCTCGGCTGACTGCATGCTTCTGTTCCGAAAGGACGGAGACAATCCGGTTCCCGTGGCTAATCCTAACGGACTCCTCGAATACGCCGGCGAGCGACAGGTTCCCGAGGAGCTGCTGCCGTTCCGCGGCCACAAGGGAAAGCAGATCGAGAACCGTTACTCCCACTGGGTGTGGCGACAGTACGCATCGTCTTTTTGGGATGACATTCGGATCGGTCGGACGCTGCCCTACAAAGAAGCCCGCGAGGAACAGGACGAGCGGCACATGCACCCGCTTCAACTCGACGTTATTGAGCGTGTCGTGCAACTTCGCAGCCTTCCGGGCGAGACGGTGCTGACACCGTTTATGGGTGTCGGCAGCGAGGCGTACGGGGCCGTTCTCATGGGACGGAAGGCGATTGGCGTGGAGTTGAAGCCGGCTTACTACCGTCAAGCGGTTCGGAATCTTGCGGAGGCGGCACTTGGGAAGAAGGTTGAGACGACCCTTTTCGACGCGGTGACCGCATGAAGTACCAAGGCCAGCACTACATCGATTTCGACGCCCCGGCACAGCGGCACTCGCCGACGAGCGTCGAGTCGGCGAAGTCGCAGACGAAGTCCAAGAAGGACGGCGACAAGCAGACGATCCTCGCCGCCCTCAAGCAGCACGGCCCGCTGACCGACGAGCAGATCGTCGAGCGGACCGGGATCGGGGCGAACACGGTCCGGCCGCGGCGGGTGGAGCTGGTGCGGGATGGTTTTGTCCAGGCGGTGGGCGAGGGGCGGACGGCGAGCGGAAAGAGAGCGGTGACTTGGGGGAGGGTGTGATGGGGAAGAAGACATTGACGGCGCCCGCCGACTGGCGGGAGGAGCGTACTCGCAAGTTTCAGATTCTGGTCTCTGCCAATTTCACCTGCGTGTACTGCGGAGCGCGTCCTGGGTCTGATCGTCTTCACGTCGATCATCTTGTGCCTGTGTCAAAGGGTGGAAGCAACGAGGACGCGAACCTCTGTTGCGCTTGCGAGACGTGCAACCTTCGGAAGTCAAACGCAATAATTTTCCCTCCTTCTATGGTGGAGGGTGTGGATCAAGACGGCTGGCGTATTCATCGCACGTTTGGTCAGTGGGCTGTCCTGTTTGACGAGAACAACATCGTGATCGAGCGCGTCGGGTTGTCGTACTGGTTTCCTGTTTCGCATCTTTACAAAGAGCATATCCAGCAGCACTTGGCACAGAAGAAAAGCGGATGGGCACCAGAGACGTGGGAGGATCTATGTCGATGCGCGCAGTATGCCTGCCGGCTTGTCAGAGACCCGAAGGCGTCGAAGCGAGGGGTGGTGTGATGGCGAAGCAACGGCAGCCACACGTTCAGGTTACATGGGAATCCACGGACGGCGAAGGAGAACTGTATGCCGTCCACGTTGTTCCACTAAAGAATAGCGTGATGACGTTCACAGGCCGGTTTTATGGTCAGTTGCTCTATACGCCAGCCACTTACGGCCAATTCATCATCGATGACGGAGGTAGGTGGGAAAGGCGAATCATTGGATCATTTGAGTGCGACTTCATTGGCTCGTGGTTGATCGTCTCCGCGTTGTCTAAAGAGGAGTCGATGGAACTCCCAATTGTTAGGGAGTGCGTTGAGCAGCACCTTCGGAGGCTGCGTCGTTCAGTGTCTCAATCACGACGCTACGCAATCCTCGAGCGCGACGGCTTTCGGTGTCGTTACTGCGGATCCACGGCAGCAGACGGAAAAACTCTCCACGTCGATCACATCGTCCCCGTGTCGTGCGGAGGGTCTGACGATGCGTCCAACCTCTGTGCCGCTTGCTCTGACTGCAATCTCGGCAAGGGTAATAGGTTTCAGTCTGCTCCCCCGGGGGCCACGGCATGACGATTCTTTTCGACTACGGTGTGATGGCACGAACGACATTTGCTAACAGGAGACATTGATGGACGCCGCATACGACAAAGCACTGCAGAAAAGGACACAGAAGGCGATTGATAACTGTGAGCTTGTGCTACAGGAATCAGTTCGGCTGTTCGTTCACGTAATGAGAGAGCGGACGGCGTCAAGAAGCGGCGTCGATTCGAGTAGCTGGTTCACGAAAGTTTTGGAGACAGTGTCTGTCGGATGTGCTGAAGGCTCTAAAGCTGCTTGGAAAACCGGCGAGTCGCTTCGCCCCAGAGCCAGGCTGTCTGTTCGGGATGCGGCCGACTTTATCACTTCCATAGACATTGCATTTGAAATGACACTGTCCTCAATGAAAAGCGATCCTTTGTCTTACGAAGAGGAGTACGAATGAACACCAATGACATCAAGCCAGTTATCGTCAGTCGCAAAAGAGCGGCCGATCTGCTTTGCATGAAGCCTGCGACATTGCGTGCGTGGGCGGCTCTTACGCCACCCAAAGGACCGCCGTTTGTAAAAATGGGCGGGAATAAGCAGTCCCGCACTTACTACCGTTTGTCCGACATTGAACGATTTGCTGCAAACCCACAAGAGTTTTCAGGCTGAACCCCATGACCCTCCCCACCGACTACTCGACGTGGATCGCCCTCGCCCCGGCCCACGAGCTGGACACGATCAAGGCACAGATCCTCGCCCACATCGGCGACCTCGGATCGGTGGCCTCGAAGAATCTGCTCGTCGAGCTGGCCGCCAGGCGGCGGCAGTTGGCG